GTAGCCTTAATTTTTTTGGCGACAGCACAACTGGCAGAATCGGAGAGTACGCCGAAAAATTGGGGAAAGTAGATAAGCTACCTGTTATCAACAATGCCGCAGGAGGGAGTCTAGCCTCTTATGCATTAATGTCGATGAACGGAAGTCCGATTGAAATTAAATTTGAAGTCGATACGATCCCCGCAAAAGGACGAAACGTTACAGTAGATGCAGAAATTATATATGGCGAGGGCGTGACTCCGTTTAGCATGCATTCGACAATCGTTATGATTGGGGATGACATCGAGGCATCTATCGTGGGACAGTCGGCAAAGGTAAAGGTTTACCCACGCGATGAGACACCGCACAGCATTGTTGCGGGTAAAAAATACACTTTGAAACTGAAAGCAAATGGCGGTACTGATGGCATTTGTGTATTGGCAACGGCAAAGAATGACATTAACGGAGCGAACTGGAGTAACTGGGAATCAACCCTTGAACGGGTTAAAGGATATGTCGAGAAATGTCTGTCGTTAGTTGAGCCAAAATCAAAATCCCGCTTTATCGTATTGACAAATTGGGCTGATAACAAGACCGGATGGGCTAAGGCAGACCATCCATATCGGCATCAATTAAAAGACCAATACAATAATTGGTTAAAAGAGAAATATGGTGAGAAGGTATGGGATATTGAGGCCTATATGCTCGGTAATGATGTGTGGACAGACACAGGTATTATCCCGAACGAAGCCGATAAGCAGGCGCAACGTGACGGAGTCATGCCGCTGTCCCTGTCATCAGACGGCGGTGCGCACTTTACCCCTGCTGTTGAAGAAAAAATCGCCAAGCGCATCATTGATAAAGCAAAAGAGCTGAAGTACCTGTAACCGAAACGAAAAAGGTCGTCTGAAAAGGCGACCTAAAAAACCCAAAAAAAATAATAAGCACTTGTTATTAAAAGAAAGCAAAGCAACAATCAGTAAACCTCCATTAAAACGGACAACCCCATGACCGCAAAAAGAATGCACGGCGTTACCGCCAACGAATACACACATGGCGCGCGCGCCATCTCTGACATCGCCACGAACATCATCGGCATCGTAGCCACCGGTAATGATGCCGATACATCTGCGTTCCCGCTCAATACCCCTATTTTCTCAACATCCGTCGGCAGCCTGATTGACCGTGCCGGGTCACAAGGGACGCTTGCAAAATCTTTAGATGCAATCCATGACCAAGCAGACGCTCAAATTGTCGTGGTGCGTGTTGCTGATACCGAAGACGAGTCAGAAAAAAAACAAAACGTCATCAACGGTGCAAAACAACTTGCAAAAGCCTCCGCATATACCGGTTTCAAGCCAAAAATCATTGGTGCGCCCGAGCTTGACGATGCAGACGTGACAGCCGAGCTGGTTGTCGCTGCAAATGCACTGGATGCATTCGTCTATGCCTCCGCAGGCGGTAGTCAAGATATTACAAGTCTGGGTGAATACCGCAAAGGATTCGGACAGAAAAATCTCATGTTGATTGACAACGACTTCATGGTTTTAAATCCTGCCGCCGTATCTACTGCCACTGGTCAGGGCGACATCTCAGCGAATACGTTGACTGCCGTCCGAAATATCCTCAGCGGCGGCGCAGTGCAAGGGCAGACAAACACCGTTACAACTGCCGCCACTATCGCCCGAATCTTAGGCGCGCGCGCCATGCTTGACGAAAAAGTCGGTCCACACAAATCAATCTCCAATACCGAGATTCAGGGCGTGTCTGCCATCAAATATCCGCGCAGCTTCGGGCTGCTGGATATTAATTCAGAGGCAAACACACTCAACAACCTAGACGTAACGACCCTGATCCGCGAAAAAGGTTTCCGCGTATGGGGCAACCGCACCTGCTCGGCAGATCCGATTTGGGCATTTGAGCCGACAGTCCGTGTTGCATCAATTATCAAAGAGACCATTGCCGAAAGTTTCCTCTGGGCAATGGATAAACCGATGCATCCGTCCCTGATGATTGACATCATCAACACAATCAACGCGAAGCTGGCGGAAAAAGTCTATAAAGGTTGGTTATTGGGCGCGCAGGTATTCATCGACCCGAAAAAAATCGAAAAAGAGCGCGTATCAAACGGCATCTTCGCATTTGACTACGAATTTACCGTCGCACCGCCGTTGGAAAACATCGAACTGAACCAACACGTCTCCGATCGCTTTATCGTTAACCTGACCGACCGCGTCATCGAGTTTGCGTCAAACATCAAACCGACCACAGTATAAGGACAGCAAATGCAGTTACCACGCATCCTCAAAAGTTTTAACGTATTTACCGACGGCCTCAACAAAGACGGCGTCCTGATGACCGTCAAGCGCCCCGACATCAAATTCAAAACCGAAGACTACACGCCGGGCGGCGGTCTGGGTGAATACACAGTCATTCACGGTATCGAGAAACTCGAGCTTGAGCTGACAAGCAAAGGCTTTGACCTCGAGTTGTTCAAGTCAATCAGCCATAAAATTAATGGCAACCTGCTGCGCTACCAAGGCGCGTTGCACAAAGAGGACGAAGAAACCTATCAAACATTGGTAGGCGAAGCCCGCGGGCGCATCATCGAGACCACGCGCAACGAAGACAAAGCAGGCGAAGGCGGCGAACAGACATTTAAGTACGCCCTGACCTACTGGAAAGAAACAGTCGACGGCGAAGTCATTTTCGAATGCGACCTGATGGCAAATAAACTCGTCATCGGCGGTAAAGACATTCGTGCCGGCATCCGCAATGCGTTAGGTCTGTAATCGGCAAAAAGCAAAGGTCGGGCAGAAAAAGCCCGACCGACAACAATCAAATAAAAGGCGCAAAAAATGCAGCAAGAACCCAAAATCAAAATCAACCCGGACAACACCATTATCGTAACCGTATCAAACGGCACGGCCTACACCCTCCGCGAACCGCTCGCCAAAGACATGGCAGGCTTAGGGCAAGACCTGATTAAAATCAAACACACGGAAACAATCCAAAAGCTGCTCTCCAAAATCAGTACGCCTAAAATCGGCATGGCTCAATATGGCGGATTCAGCATGGCGGACGCGCAAGCCCTCAACGCCGCCGTAGATTTTTTTTCAGCACCGCCGTCAGCGAAAGTAGAGATTCAGGAAGCCTTTGCGGAATTGGGTTATATCCAAGATTCCGCTACCGAGCAGACACTTTCAGCCGACTGATAAATTCCGTCCCTGATATTTGGGAGGATGACGTTGACGGCGAACAGCAAAAGTTCTACCCAATAGACGATGCCCTCGCCCTCTGCACAATCACATTTAAAGGGTCGATTGATTGGTTTGCCGAACAAAACCTATACAGGTTAAACAGTTGGGCGGCAAAAGCAGAAGAAATAAACCGGATCCAATCCGAAAACGCAGGGCAATAAAAAAGGTCGTCTGAAACATTTCAGACGACCTTTTCAATTAAAAATTACTTGAACAATTTCCCAACGAAGAAAAAAGCAATCGCGCTACTGACCGCCTTCCGATAAGGATTTGACTTAGCTGCTGTCATATTGCGGTAATTCTCGCAAAGAACACGACTTTCATTTTGAACTTTCAGGATGTATTCGTCAGTTTCGCGCCGCAATTGCGCCGGAGACTTAGGACGTCTCGACGGCGTGAATGCAGGCTGTTTGTTTACAGGCTGACGCTTAAAAAAACCGAACATATCAAATCCATCCCTTAAATGCAGGCAAAACGCCATGACCGATAAGACGCTTAATATTATTCTCAAAGCCACCGATAAAGCAAGCGGACAATTTGACCGAATCAGCAAAGCCGCATCAGGGCTGAGCGGGAGATTAAAACAAACCGAACAAGAGCAAATGCGCCTGAATAAAGCCCTAAACGACACAAAGCGGCTTGAAAAATATCGCCAAAACCTAAGCGAAACAAATAAAAAGCTGTCAGAAAACCGCAACAGGCAGCGGGAGCTGCTCGCCGAAATGAAAAAAAGCGGCGGCGCAACCCAAGAGCAAAGCCGAGAAATGAAAAAACTCGCCCAGCAGGCAAAAATACTGGAACAAACCCAAGAGCGGCAACTAAAAAGCACCGGTCGGCTTGCGAAAGAAATGAAAGCCGCCGGGACGTCCACCGTCAATCTTGCCCAAAATCAAAAAACACTTGCCGAGCAGATGGAGAAAACAAACAAAAAATTCGCCGCGCAGCAAAAATGGGCAAATGTCAGTAGAAAACTGGACGACATCAACTCAAAAGCCATTATGGCTTCAGGCGTCGCCGCCGCTCACGCATACGGCGCGAAACGACTGTTGGAAAAGCCGATAACAGCCTACGCACAAAGCGAAACGGCGTCTGTAGATTTGCGCGCCGCCATGATGAAATCCGACGGCAGCGTCTCAGCCGAATACGAAAAAATCAACAGTCTGGCTACCAAACTGGGAGACAAATTGCCGGGTACGACGGCAGATTTTAAAAATCTCATGACCATGCTGATGCGCCAAGGCGTATCCGCTCAAACCATCTTGGGCGGCACGGGCGAGGCCGCAGCCATGTTGTCGGTGCAGCTCAAAAAAGCCCCTGACGCCGCCGCCGAGATGACTGCCAAACTCCAAGACGCGACCCGCGCCAATGAAAAAGAGATGCTCGCCATCATGGACCAAGTCCAACGCCTCTACTACACAGGCGTCGAGGACGGCAACATCTTGGGCGCATTTTCAAAACTGTCCCCCGCTCTTGATACCCTCAAAATCAAAGGCGAAGCCGCAATGAAACAGATGGGTCCGTTGGTCGGTATGCTCGACCAAGCAGGACTGTCGGGAGAATCCGCCGGTAATGCCATGCGTAAAGTATTCACACGGATGATGGATACCGCAAAAATCGCCAAGGCAACCAAAGGCAGCGGAATAGACTTGGACTTTACCAACGGGAAAGGCGAATTCGGCGGCTTCGACAAAATGTATGCGCAGCTCGAAAAACTCAAAAGCCTGACCACAGAAAAAAGATTGGGGATACTGCAAAAGATATTCGGCGACGATGCCGAGACCCTGCAAGCATTAAACACGATGATTGAGAAGGGAAAAACAGGCTATGAAGAGTTCGCCAAAAAAATGGAGGCGCAAGCCAGCCTGAACCAGCGCGTGAATGAGCAGCTCGGCACACTGACCAACCTTTGGGACGCGGCCAGCGGAACATTTACCAACTTTCTCGCCACGATGGGGGAATCAGTAGCTCCGGAACTCAAAAGCCTGACCCAATGGATAGCCGACGTAAACAGCAAATTAAGCACATGGGCCGCCCAAAATCCCACCGCCGCCGCGGCCATCATGAAGCTGATTGCCCTATTCGCCGTAGGAGCCACCGTCATTTCATCTCTAGGACTGGCGGTTCACGGGATAACAGGCGTCATGAGCGGATTCATGACCATCATCAGGTTTGCAGGCGGCGGCATCGGGACGCTGATAGGCTGGATAGGCCGTCTCGGGATGGTTCTCGGTTCATTCGGATTAAAGGCGGCAATGTTCCTCGTTACAAACCCGTTCGGATGGGCGATTCTTGCCGTTGGTGCCCTCGTCGCCTTGTATGTCTATTGGGATAAAGTCGAAGCCGCCCTGATTGCAGGATGGAAATGGATTGAACAAGTATTCCAAAATAACCCTCTGTTGGGTGCCTTTATGGGTCCGATAGGGGTCTTGATTGCACTGCTCGCAAATTGGAAAAAAGTCGAAGCCGCACTGGTCGCAGGCTGGGAATGGCTCAAAAAGGTATTCGGCGGAGAAAATCCGATTGCACAGGCGGCGCAGGTAGCCCTTGCCCCTTTGAATGCCCTCAAATCCGCCGCGATGGGTGCGTATGAATGGGTAAAAAAAGCCTTTTCCACAAAAGCCCCGACCGCTCCGGGCGGCAGCGCATCAGGCTACGGCTTGGGTACATACATCCCAAACAAAGGCTATTCGACGGGCGGTTATACCGGC